CAGTTAATGAGTCTCGATCCCTTCTCTCAGTGAAGTTTTTGACTGCGTTGGTTTTCCGCTTCGTGTCAGCATCAGTGTGCTTCGGAGCTGCGGCAGGCTTTGCTGGTTGAGTTGTCGCCTTTGCAACCTTGGCTTTCTTGCCCTTCGAGTTTTGCAACTCGCTGTAGGCCATCAGCCCTAGCTGGTATATGGTGACATCTGCCTTCCACTCAGCGTGTTTCCTTAGCTCTGGGCGGTTTCTCAAGATCTCCTGTGCCTGTTGGTACATTTCGTGGGATCGATCTTTCCAGTATGGAAAGGCTTCCTCCACCAACCTTGAGTTTTCCCGCTCGGAGTTCAGATACTCTCTGCGCTTGGGCAACTCCCTCAATGCCTTCCGAGCCCTTCGCTTGATCCCTAGAATGTCCTCCTCGGTATAATCCTTTTCGCCTTGTGTCACCCCGTTGGGGTGATCCTCGGCCCAATCATACACCTCCTGAGCTTCTTGAAGTTTGCTTTCAACATCCTTCACCGTCTTCACATCCCCGAATGGGTTGCTGTTATCAACAACCGCAGGGGACTGCTCGTCCTTCTGCTCAAGTTGCGATCTCAGCGAAGCGTTTTCGTCTTCAAGCGTGGTGACCTTATCTTCGGTCTCACGCCTGATCGCGGTTAGCTTGCCGATCCGCTTGAGGAGCCCATCTTGACCTTTAGCGTCAACTGGCTCGTCATCATCTTCACTATTAGAAAGAACCTTTGACTCAGTTTCCGACTCGTCATTTCCAGCGTCACTCGACTCTGGCGAATCAGATTCCTTTACCCCTTCTTCAGCTTCATCTGCGGGTTGCGTAGGCTCGGGTTCTGTAGCCTCCTGCTCAGGCTCCTCGGTTGCACCGAAGACTCTGGCAAGTCCCGCTTGGTCAATAAGACCTCCTAAGTTATTCAGCCCTTCCGTTGCTTCCTGCGACTCGGGCAGTGAGTCGCCAGTATCCTGTCCATCAGCCATGCCTTTTATGGGAGCAAGTCCCCTTCAGTATTTGTTTTGTGAAGGGTAAATACAGAAAACCCCCGCAGCTATAACGCTACGAGGGCTCGGTTTTCTAGTGTTGTTAGTGAGAAAAACCCGTTAAACCTGTTATACTATAATTTACCTGTTCTTTTTGGCTGCTGTCACGGCATCGTTGATCAAACTTTTTAGTGATCGAAGCGAGTCCAGCCTACCGGCTGAGTGCGCTCGTTCGTTGTCATCGATGCTGGGAGCGGAAACAAATCCTATCTCCGCGTCCACGCTTTCATCTATCAGAAGGTTGATCCCATCCAGCAGATCGTCTGCGTTTCCTGTCGCGAGCTTATCGCTTATTGAGTTCATCAAGTTCATTGCTGGGCTTGTTGGGCTTGTTGGCCTTGCTGAACCGGCTTGACGCCGATTCGGCCTATCTGAGCGTTCTCCTGCTGCTGCACGTTGAATTGGAGTGACTGCGAATAATTCTCCAACAACACCTTGAACTGCTCGTCTGCCTCCATGGCTTCCATGGCCTTGGGGTTGCTCTTAACGAGTTGCTCCAAGTATTGCATCTTGCTCTGTGCCGCGGGGTCTTTCTCCTGATAGTTGGCCTCGTAGCCTGCCATCATCCCCACCAGCTCGCCCTTGGTGTCGTTGTATATCTTCTGGGAGGCTGACCCTTGGTCGATGAGGATCTCGTCTGCCAGCTCAGGCGCAATGCTCCGAACCAGCTTCTCGACAAGCGCGTTGCGCTCGATGGAGCCCCCAGCGTCAAGCGGCAGCAACTGCTGCGCTATGACCTCGAGCTTCTTGAGCACATAATCATCGTTCATGTCACGCGCATCGAACTTCAATATGAAGTCTGGCATCGTTGACAGGTCTTTGACCTCCAGTGGCACCCCCGTCACCCTCTCGATCTGCTCAGGCGGCAGATATTGCAGTGACAACGCCAGCATCTGCTGATAAATCTCAGTCCATGAGCACAGCCAGTTGTTGACCAGTGCCTGCTGCTTTAGTGTGGTTGTGACAGGCGGGATGTTCGAGTGGGGCAGGCCATAGTAGTCAGCCGTATCCTGCATGATCATCTCGATGCACTGCATCGATGTTGCGGGGACTCCCGCGGTGAGTTGCAACGGCTGATAGTCTCCCGGCTTGCTCACCGGCACCATGACGGCTGGGCCGAGGTTGTTCACCATGCCCAAGCGCCGGTTATACTGAATCGGCGGGATTGTCTCCAGCGAAGTCCTGTCAATTATGGAGTCGCGCTGGGCCTTTAGCTCGGACTGAGCGCAGGCACTCACCTCGGCAACACCTCTGCTCTCGGTTATAGCCCTGCGACTCGGACGCTCCCTGCGGTACTCCACGAACGGGTAGTTGCCGTGAGCGTACCCAACCAGCTCATGCTTGCCGTACAGGGGCTCCTCAGAGTCTATCTGGATGGTGTAGGGGCTGAACACCGTGCAGTAAATCCCCGGCACATCATCCTCGTTAAGCTGGCGTGTGTAGGCATAAACGATCTCGATCATGTTCCTGTTAGTGTCGAAACTCGGTGACAGTGTCGTGGCGTTTATCATCACGTTGGTTGCGTCCTGCGACTTGCCTGCCGTATCAACCGCTGCGTCAACAAACTTCTCGTCCCAATCGTCCTCCTGTATCTTCGCCCTTAGCTCGACCTCGGTCATGTAGGTCTTGCGGAAGATCACCCGAGCCTTCTGGAGGTCAACCGTCTCGTCGGGGAACACAATGTCCTCGAACGGTTTCAGCGCCACGCAAACCGGCTGGTTCTTGTTCATCTCAGCAATCGGCACCTCAGTGGCGCCCGTCTCCCTGAGCTCCTTGACCATCTTGAGCGCCCTGCGCTTCCTGACATTCGGCACCAACCCCACAAAGAGCTCGGCTACCTGATTATCATACTCAGGGTCTTGTATCATCTCAACGATCTCGGAAGTGATGCCGACATCGGCGCCTCCCTGCTCGGACATTGCCGCCAACGCTTCCATCGTGATCTCCTGCGGCTTGAGTATTGAGGACTGTTCCCAGCCGACAAACATCGCGCTGTACCCGTAAGTCAGCGCGTATTCCCCGTACAGCTCGGCCTCCTTTTGCAGCTCGTTGTATAGCTTGGAGCCAACCAACCAGCGAAACAGGGTGTTCAGTGCCGCCGCGGATTCAGTGTCACCAGCCTCCACGGGGTTGATACGCACCTGAGCCCTCCTAAAGCTGACCATCAACAGGTCAGTCAGGGTTCGTATGGTAGTGTCAACCAACCGCTGCCTAGTGTCTGCCGCGCCCTCCCATGGGAAGGCTCCACCCTCGTCATCTGCGTGTTTCTTGAAGTCCTTGCTCTGGCCGTCCCAGACCGCAAGCCTCTGTTTGTCGCAGTAATCCAGCCGCTCAGAGGTGAACCCATCATCGATGGCTTTCCTGTATTCGTTGTGCAGCTCCTGTACATCGGGCTTTTCGCTTGCCCTTGATAACTTATCTTTCATTTTTTTCCCTTAACCTAAATTCCTTTATCACATCTTCCCTGTACAGTTTACGTTTGCCGCCCTGCATCGTAAACGTCTTCAAGGCTCCAGCGTTTGCAACTTTTTGCAAGTAGCTGATGCTCACATTCAAGGCAGAACTCGCCTCCTTGAACCCAACAAAAACCGAGTCATCGCTCAGTAGACTGTTCATCCGTAACCTCCCCCAACCCCGTGAGCTTTCCAAGTGTTGGCGTCAACGTGTATCGGGTCGAACGTCAGAAGGTAACGCAGGCAGTCTACAAAATCCTTGTACTTGTTCCTGTCCCCACCCGCCGCCGAGATCTCCTTAATACAGTCAATCAGGTTGCCGCATTCACTGCTAATAAACAGAGACGGCTGATTACATACGCTTAGGGGCTCGTCAAGGTTATAGTTCATTTTTTCGTTTATCAAGCCGATACCCTGCTCGATGGGCAGTCCCGGCGCCTTGAAAAAGTCCAGACCAAGGTCGTTTAGGAGGTCAATGAGGGTCTCGCCCCCCTCGTCTGTCATTGCCTTGCTGCCGCCTGCCCTTGGGTCGATCAGTCTGCATTCAATCTCCTCGTCTCCCTCGAGCTCCTCGATCAAGTCCTTGTACTCCGACAGCCCTCGGCCCTCTGGTTTCGCCGCTGGGCCAATCGACCCCTCGGCCTTGTCCCCCGGCACAGCCCACTCCCCGTATGATGCCTTGTCAGGCCAATCACGGTAAACATATAGATTGTCATCCCTATCAACGCGAAGCCAAAGCATAGACCAGTTCCTGCTCCCAGCAGGATCAACACACATATAATTTGTTCCCTCATCAGGCACCTTTTCGGGCTCGATAATGTGAGCCTTCCCAAACTTCGGAAAAAAGTTGCCACTAGACTTGTCAGTGTAGCCGTATGCCCGTATCTTAATCTGAACGGAACTCTCCCCCGAAAGCGTTCTCTCCATCTGCTCATAGGGGTTGTACGGGTTCATGTCGGTGAAGAAAAACATCACCGCCCTCTTTGGGTCGATGCACTCCATCACATACGGCATCTCACCGTTGGGCACACCTTGAACCGTTGGGCCGTCAATCAGGCTGGCAAGTCGCGACTCGGTGACCTGTGCCCCGTTCACGAAGCTGCCGTACACGGGAGTGTACCCCGTAATTGGCGTTGCCGTGACAAGCATCTTTCCCTTCCTCGTCACCAACCGAAACGCAGCCGTCTCGTACCAGCTAAAGGGCACCAGCTCGTCAAACCATATAAGGTCAGCCTCGAATCCCTCAAGTATATCCATGGGCTGCTGGTAAGCGTTAAACCAGCACTGGCTCCCCGGCTCCTCTGGTGAGTCCAGCTTTACAGGGAAAACAAATGTGCCATCAGAGAATCCATTCTTCTGGGTGTACTTGATGTTCTGCACCACACCCCTTTTGATCTTCTTATAACGCTGGGGCAGCATCTCGTAAACTGAGGGCTGCTGATCCCGTATGCTGCTCTGGTGAGTCATGCTGAAGCAGGCAATTCGGGCACCGGGGATCTCGTCCAGCAACCTTGTCACATACCAACTCGCGAAAGCCGTCTTGCCACTGCGGTTGCCTCCACTGATCAGGAGCTGGTCATGCTTCTCGAGCAACTCGCTTGCCTTCTGCCAGTGGGGCAAAACATTTCTGTGATTGAACGGGTCAGACTTCTCAAGTCGTATCTTCTCCTCGCGATCCATGAGGAGCTGAACCGTCTCGTCCTTGCCGTGATCCTTTTCAAACTGAAGTATCTCCTTCTCGGAAGGCTTATAAAGCGTTGGATGATCTGTCAGCTTTATCATAGCCGCATCCCCCTGCAACCACCCATGGGGATGAATGCGTTCATCCTGTAGGCAACACCCCCATTGACCGTGGCTTTGGTCTCGGTTCTCTCGGTGTTCACCATCAAGAGGTCAATGCGCTTCCACAAAAGCATCCCGCTCTCCCCTTCATCAACCAAGAACATGAACCCCACAAGCGGCACCTGAAGCCCCGAAGCCAAAGTCTTGCACTCCTCAACCTTGCTCGCCGTGACAAGCCACTCCATGCAAAACGAATCCTGAAACTTGGCCAGTGTCAGGTTGTAACGGCACTTGACCTCCCCAACACCCCTGACCTCGTCACCCTTCACCAATAACCCGTCAGCCCACGCTGGCTTGTCCTTCGGGGTCTCCACCCAGCCCACACCGTAAGCGGAGGAAAAGGCACCCATAGCCCTGCGCTCATCTGCAAGACTCTTCTGCCCCTTCTCGGTGTGTATATCTAGCGCCAAACCCCGTTATGCAACATATGGCCAATTATACCGTAGTTGGCCAAGTCCATCCATGAGTCATCAATCCTCTCATGGTTTACTTCCCCGTTCTTTCTCAATAAATGCCTCAACCGGCACAGCTTGTCCTGAGCCCTTACAACAACCCCCAGCTCTCCGCTTATAGTTATGTTCTCCGAACCATAATCCTGCTGCTTGCTGTCAAGCACCCTCACGAACTTCATGGCCAACATATTGGCCTCCTTGCCCATTGCCGTTTTTATCTCAGTATTCGTCATCTAAATCTTCTTCTGTCAGGAAGTACTCGCTGCCTACATGAAAAATCATCTCCCGCATCAAGCTCTTGAGTAACACCCCCCAGATGGCTTCCTGCGGCAAGTCGTACTCCTCGTAGGCTCGGGTAATCAGCCCAATAACCTCTCCCTCCAGCATCTCGCATTGAGTCAGCTTTTCCGTCTCTTTTCCCATTGCGTCCACCTGTTTGTCAGGCGCCATAACCCCTCTTTATCAACTGAATCCAACTCTATAACCTGTCCCGCTGACCAGTTTTGGTTGTTTCGCACTCTCACAATTGCCTCGCTCTGCTCGGAGCCCTCGGCCAATGGAAAGCCATCCCCCTCAAGCCTGCATATCAACAGCCGCCTGTTACGCGGTCTCTTGACGATCTTTGCCTTCACCACAGGGTCAGGGAGGCTCACGGGGTTCATCCTGTTGTGGGCAAACTCAATG